TTAATGCACATAAAGCCAGTGCCAATCTCAAGAACTTCAACTGGTTCAGCAACACTAAACTTCTCAGTGCCAGGAACTGGATTGAAAACGAAATCACCAGCCAATTTTTCCATTTCAGAAACAGCCAGATCAGGATGCTTCTTGATGGCTTCCTTAATTGCGCCCCACTTAATGGACTTCTTCGGATACGGACCACCGACTACATCCTTATCGAGCGCAAGAAGCGCAACCACATCTCGTGGATCAAAATGAATGTCAGCGTCGATGAAGAGCATATGAGTGAAACCTTCTGCGCGAAGGAACTCATCTACAAGATAATTGCGAGCGCGAGTAATGAGCGATTCGTTAAAGATAAACGAGAAACGAACTTCAATGCCATACTGCGAACAAACAGATTGCAGATCTAGGCAAGACTTTACATACATGCCGTGAGCAGCACCGCCATACATTGGGGTTGCTACGAATAACTTGTATGATCGTAGTTTCTCAATAGGGACTTCTAATTGCATAATTATTCACTCCAGTTATAAAATTTCTTAATGTATTCAAGAATTTTAGTTTGATCATCGAGATTTTCGTTGACCATTGTCTCTATATAGTCCATGAGCGTCAGCGACCCCATGATATTCGAGATTTTTGTCGCACGAGAATTCTTAAACTTATCATCTTGATCATCCTTACGATCGACATGTCTTTGTTCTTTGGTATCATGTGATGCAGTTAGAACAAGAACCTTAAATGAATTCGGAAACCATTCTGAGAGTTTGTCCAGAAGTTTACCATTGAACAAACGATCGCCTTCGAAGATAACATTTGTCTTCGCACCTTCTTCATACCATAGTTCAGAAAAGAATTTCTCTGCGTCTGGTTGAACAGCCATAGACAAACGATCTGTTCCCTGAAACACATTACCATCGTTTGCATACTTACCAAGAATATACAGATTCAATTTCTTGGAATACATTGCGTCAAGTAACTTCTGCGGCTTTACAACTTGCCAATCATCAGCCATTGAAATCAATCGAAACATCAGAGTGGTCTTGCCAGTTGCTGGTTCACCACCCATTGCAATCACTTTTACCATAATGCTTCTAGTCCTTGTTGTACTGGGGTTTCGTCGTCAAACATCCACTCAAGACGATCTATTCTACCACTTCTTACATAAGAAGTAAACTTTTCTTTGTTGATGACTGCGTTGTGAATTGCAAGTCTTGCATCAAGAGTTTCATCTCTTGATTGCCACAATACATTCCACTCAATACCAGTCCAGCCATCTTTTTCTGCTTGCTGAATTTCTTCAGACTGACGATCCAAATAATATCCAAGATATCGCCCATGGTGTTCACGAAAGATTTTTTTGAATGAACAAAGGCAAGTCTCCATGGTGAAGAAATCTATCTGTAATTTGAGTTCAGGAAATCTTCCTCTTGTTTCTTCAAGAATGTCTTTCGCTTCACTTTCAAGGTCATTGCACTCTGATGAAGTAAGTTTTGAATCGTATTTGTCATCTTGCCCGAGGGCGAAATGCAAACCATTGCGATGTGAACGAGAGCCAGAATAATCGTCAAGCATGAGAGAAGTAGGTACGCACTTAATGTTAGCAGTATGAGTGAGATGCTGAAGATAAAACCAAGTGGAATAACGACCAAATTTGTAAAGAGAGTTTTTAAGATTATTCCAAAGGTTGTCGAAAGTTTGTTGTTCATTGTCGCCATAATAATTCTCCAAAACTTCTCGTTGTGTTCTATTGCCAATAAACTCTTGATAAGATTCGAACATGGCTGGCAAATGACCCTTGTTCCACTTTGTATCTGTTTGGTATCTCAGTCTTTTATAGTTGTGACTATTCCACCAGCGAATACGATCCACAGTGGCGAGTTCATAATCTGGGAACTCATTCTTGAGAACCCATGCAGTTGGTAGTTGATATGTGTTACCATACAACCACGCAAACCACAATCGCTCTTCGTCATTGTGTTCGTATCGCTGGTGGAGATAGTTGGTGCACCATACGGCTGGATCGCAATCGCCATATTTCATGGACCATGCGTACCAGCGTATGAATTGCTCACGCCTCTCTTTAGTTGTTGAACGCAGGGAGGACATCAATAGTAATATCAAGTTGCATATAGTTAATCATATCACGAAGTTTATCAATATGCTTCTCTTGGTCTTCAATTGCAAGTTCGTTCTTGTTTTTGAAGTAGAGAACAATCGCACCCTTCTTTTTCTTCACATTATACATACGGTGTACGATGTAACCAAGAGCCACAGCATGTTCTGCTTTGGACGCAGTCGCATGAATCGCAGCAGTGCCTTTAAGTTCATACTTCTTGACTTTATAGTTATTCAGATAATGATCATCATAAGCAATCAGATTATCCTGATACTTCAACGCATTTTGTTGCGTCTCAAAGTCATTCAAAATTGAACGAAAGATACCATTCAACTTCTTCTTGTCTTCAGTAATCAGAGAGAATCGCTCATAGATCAATTCACGAGCACTATCAACTGCTAGTGGATCAGAAAGATCAATCCCTTCACGAACCAAAAAGTTATTAATGTTTCGCTTAATGTCAGCATCTGTATTCGTCTTTCGAACAACAAAGTCTTCCTTATTCTCAAGCATACCAAAAAGATCATAGTTTGACAAACGAGTTTCTTCGTCAGCACCAAACTCTGTCTCATTAATATACACGACAGGAATTTCTTTCAATGCAGTTCGAGATACTGCTTCAAGACGATTGTTTCCATTCAAAACTGTATTTACAATTTTGCGCTTATTACGAGAAACAACGACAACGACTGGATCTTTCAGCAACCACTCCCAAGCATCTTTGGGATTTTGATCAAATCTCGATTTAATCTTACGAACATGATTCACATCAATCTGCTCAACACGAATCTGATTACGCTCATATCCGTGAACAACTTTGACGGATTCAAGAACAACTTTATAATGACCAGACTTGATTGCATCATGAATCATCGTCACTGTTGCTTTATCTTGAGTAAATCGATCTGCAGGCAGAATGCCATTCGAACGACCTTCAATCCAATCAACAACTAGTTGTTTGTGCTCAACAGCGAGCAGCGATTCATTAACACAATGAGCATTGTTAGATTTATTATAGAATTTGCTCTTATCCCAAGACATGCCATAATCAAGACCGAACCACTCAATTGTCTGGGCAAGATCATCGTGGAAAGCGTTGCCTTCGAACAGCAAGGACTTTTCAACTTTGCCTTTATAGTAATCTTCCCAGAACTGGGGATTACTGATTGATGAAATATAATCGGGTCTATCAGTCTTGGGTGACTTATATCCGATGTTCATCATTCCGTTTTCGATATTACGGAAACCATATACATAACACTTCTTACTAGTCAACATATCATACTCCTAGGCAAATAACATTATGCCATATTAGGTTAATATTGCACCGTTATTGGTAGCAACAGATATATTATAGACTATTGCGTGGCAAGAGTAAACAGCAATTTTAATAAACTTGCACGCAACCACCTTTCCCCTTCTTATACACTGCTGCATGTATTACAGGGTCGGTGAGGTCGTAGATTCCATCGGCAAAATTCTTGCCATTAATCTTAAACATACTCAGCGAGCATCCGCTCTTTTGCTTTCCCAAGAATCGAAATCCCATAGACTCATAGAACACGACTGCATCAGGCTCTGCTGAAACGCGATAGTAACTGGTGCCAAGACCTTGCGCACGATCGAGAGAGTCTTGAGTTAGAACTCTTGCAACACCTTTGCGGCGATGTTTGGCAAATGTGTGTAATAACTGTAGATTGAAAACATATGGGGTTTTCTTTGAGCGAGTTGTGATGATCGCGCCTGCCAGTTCCTGCTCCGCCGCCCCTTCCCAATATCCGATACAATACTGCCATTGTTGTTGCATATCTGCTTTTGCGACGAAAGTCTTGGCAAAAGCATCTGCTTTATTTTCAGTTATGTGCGCGACAAATTCATCGCGACTTGTTTCACGCAGCGTCATGGAACTCGCGTTTCTTCTCACCACGCTCTTTTGGATACTTGGTCTGAACCCAACCAAGATACTCATTCACATTCCAGATAAATGGTGGGAATCTAAATGGGTCTTCAGCGAGAATTTCTTTTACTGAGGGTCCGTCATTCAATGCAGCGTCGATAAACTTTTCTACAAATCGAAACTGCGATTCAAGTTCATTACGGCGAGTTGTTGAACGGAAGCAACGAAACTCGATTGTACCAGTATGCTTCATACAATATGTGTTGATTGCATAACGGAATGGGCGACCCATTGATACGCCATCCTTACCAGCAGCATGCAGTTTGATGAAGTGATCAAAATCAGTTGCAAGATTGATAATGTTATCACACATATACTCTGGCATTGGTCGACCGCCATCGTATTTCAAATACATCTTGGCACCTTCACAAGACTTCATATCCTTTGTTTCGTAGAAGCCATAGCATGAATCAATGGTATCTTGTTGATTGGCTTTGATGTAAGCGATCAATCGCTTTAATGCAGCAACATCGTTCTTGAGTCCTGGAACAAAAACATGAATGTGACCATGATTAACGCATGAGGTAGATGGATGATTTCCATATTCAAGAAACATCTCATAGAGTTTCAGCACACGATCAACTTGTTCCTGCCAAGTCTTAGTT